TCTCATACTGCTGCTTTGCTTGAAGCATTTTCTTTTTGAAGACAACACGATCCCCATACATCTTGTCCATAAGTTCAGGAAGGAATCCACGCACATCCTTCCGATATTGTGCCCCATTCGCACAAACTGCATAATCTCCATCAAACTCACACTCCTTATTTAAAATCCTTTCAACGCTCGTACTGGGATGTCGAGTTTCCCTGAGTGTTTCTGGGGAAATGTTGTACTGCATAATAAGGTGAGGATACAGACTATTAAGGTCAAAACTGACCACCCAATCATACTTTCCTGGAACTGGTTCCTTGACATAAGCACCTGCGTATTTGTCATTTTTGTCAGATCTATTCTTAGGAGGAATAACTATACCCCTCCTCTTCAAATAGTTGTAGATAATAGTATCCCACATCCTTACTTGGTAGAATACATCCTCGTAATTCACCTTGGCTTCATATGCCATAGTGAGTGCGAGTTCAATCAACTTCATCTTGCTTTCCAAACGGTCAACAAGTTCAACGTCAATTATATTATACTCTACGAATTTCTGCCACCCCTTTGTATAGAAATCTTTAAATGTATCAAACTCAGAGTGATCTAATTTCTTCTGTCCTAATTCTACACTAGCAATATAATCCAACCGATAGGATTCTTGTGCCTTATAAGTAAATTTCTTATAGAGATCTAGATAATCTAACTGAGATACACCACCAATATCATAAGTGATGTGTTCTCTTCCCATAATAACAGTAGAATCTTCCGTCACCAATCCCCAAGGGGACATACGCTTCATTAACTTCTCACCAAGAATTCTATCAATCCTACGGCACATGTATGGAATATCATATAACTTACTATTCCATCCAGTAATAACCTCTGGTGTATTATCTTCAATCATCCACCAATTGATGAAATCATTTAGAAGATCATACTCATTATTAAATCTCTTATAGTAATGATTCTCTTGCTTAAGTTTAAATGGTCCTTGCCCCCAAGTAATAATCTCCTTAGTTGTATAATCCTGAATTGATATAAGAAGTATCTCTTCTGCAGCAGATTCTACATCAGGGAATCCCTGTTCAGACTTAACCTCAATATCAAGGGTAACTAACTTAATCTTCTCAATATCAAACTTTAATTCCTCTTCAGGATATCTCTCAGAAATATACTGGTATATAAATCTCTCATTCCCATAAACATTAAAATTATCAATCTCACTATATCTCTTTATAAACTCTCTAGTTTCTCTAACCGTACCTGGTTCAATTGCTTCTACAGCATCACCAGTTAAAGTTTTATATTTGGATTTCTTTTTAGTATCAACAAAAAGGGTTGGGTAAAACTTCTCACGGGTTGCGAAGTGTTTTCCATCTTCGTAACCACGAACCAAGAAGTTGTCCCCAACCATCTGAACGTTTGTATAAAATCGCATTATGTAGTGGTGAGTTCAGTATACTTCTCTATTACCTCCTCAGTAGGATCAGCAATAGTAAGAATGTCTTCTGATCTTAGCATATATTCACTTTGATTGGAAGCCTCTAACCAAGGTTTCATATCATCTATAGAATTGAATAAATATGGATTTATTAAACGGCAATCAGGTTCACCTGGTTCTGCCATAACTTCTTCCAATTCACTAATAAGAACATTATCAATATTAACCAGAACGCATTTAATCGCCATCGTTTTTAGTCTCCTTAAAATCTAAAGTTTTTTCTTTTGGAAATGTTTTTTGTTTTTCAACATACATTTCTCTAATACTATCAAGAGGTTCTACAATAGTTACAACCCAATCAGTAGGAACTACAATATTACTTTCCTTGGAAATAACAATCCAAGGTCTAAAAATAACATCTATTTGTTCAGTATCCTCTTGCCTGTGTGATGTTATAACTGCATGAGGATGATTTAAAAGATATGCATAGGGTTCTAATTGCCCATCCTCTTGAACCAATTCCTTTGCATCTGATATGAGAAGTTCTCCTGATTTTAGGAGAGTTAATTTTATTGCCATCTAGTTGCAGTAATTGTGATCTCGTTATCTATTGTAGTCGATTCTTTCTCAATTGTAAATCCCTTATCTTGAATCGTATCTAATATTGTAGCCTTTGCATACTGTTGTGTAACCTTTTCAATAAACCTTCTTGGTGGAACTGGATCTTTCCAAGTTTGTATATCTGCTACTAACTCATATACACCCTCTTTGTTTAAACGAAATCCAATATCAGTCCCTATAGAAACATCCACCTTTACCTTTTCGTGTTGATGGTCAAGAGGATTAACTAATTCTTGATCCTCCTGAACATCATACTGAAGAAGTTGAAGTGCCTTAATCAGGTAAGGTCTCTCTTTGATTTTGGTCTTGATCGTGCTGAAGTGCGACATTTTGATAATATTCTGGTTTGGGTTCTACGTAGATAACGTTACCAAGTTTCTCTTCTATATCTTTGGTTATCTCCTGACAACCATCACCGATAACACCGAAAACTTCTTCAGTTACAGTACCATCCTGACTTATAGTAAACTTAATAGATTGTTGAGGCATAATGTAAAGTGTTATTTATTGGGAACATGTATTAATGATTCTGTTTCTGGTAGATACATATACTCTATCTCACTATTTCTTAAAGTCTGAAGACCATCTTCAATAGTATCTACCATAGTATCACCAGCAAGATTAAATGAAGTATTGAAAACAATAGGAACATCAGTTTCTTTATAGAACTCATAAATTAAATCATAATAATGTTTATTCTGTTCTCTAGTTACTGTTTGTATTCTACAGGTTCCGTCTACATGAACTATTGATGGTATTAGATCCCTTTTCTCAGGTAATACATCAACAGCATACATCATAAATGGACTCTCTTCCAATCTATCCATATCAAACCAATCCCTAGCGTGTTCCAAAAGAACAGTTCCAGCAAAAGGTCTAAAGTATTCTCTCTTCTTTACCCTATTCACTATATCCTTACCATCCTTAACTCTAGGATCAAATAAAATAGATCTATTTCCAAGTGCTCTTGGACCTATTTCACTTCTACCTTGAGCAATAGCAACTATATTTCCTTTGGATATTATCTTAATAATATCTTTTGCAGTTACTTCATACTCATCTTCACCATCTAACAATTCATATTCATACTGTAAGGGTCTTCCTTTATATAAATTTTCCAATTTAAAACTAGGAATCTGATGTGTATGATACGCTCCTCCTATACTAACAGATGAATCATCACAGGTTGGATCAACATACAAATTAATATCATCAGGTAATGCCTTAAGTAACTTATAATTGGCAACACAATTTAAAGCACATCCTCCAGTTAATACTAAATTTTTAGATTTAGTCATAGATAATGCTTTCTTACAAGTATGAATTAAATACTTCTCAAAATCTTTCTGAACTCTATGTGCGACATTCTCCCTATTTCCCTCAATTTCTATATTAGCACTACAAGATCCAATACTTGCCACGTCAGTATATTCAGAATTAGAATTATTAAAAGTATCAGGACTTAAAGTACAACTATTATTTCCGTGATTTTCAATTGAGAGTATCTCTGGGACATTCTCATCACACTTTCCATATGCAGATAATCCCATAGTTTTACCTGCTTCTAATACATCAAATCCTAACCACTCTGTAACTGCAGTATATACAAACCCTGCTCCTATATTTGTTTTTTTATCTACAAAATCTGGAGCGTTATCAATAAGTTCTCCATTACCAATCATAGATTTGTATATTGGATGAATATTATTACCAGATGCTTGATATACAGAAAGATTTTCCTTACCAAAAGTATAAGTGCTACCTGCACCATCTATAACTAAAACTACAGCATCATCAAAACCAGAATGACAATATGAAGTTTTTGTATGTAAATAATGATGATCTATATGCACCAACCCCTTTACTAGAGGCATTTTTATTTTTAATATCTCAGTTATAAATGCCTGATAACATCCAAAATCAGTATGTTGAAAAAATAAATTAGAAAAAGATAAACTATCAATATAATTACAATATTCTTTAATATGATCTATGCAATATATTGCAGTAGATGCATGTTTAGAATGGGAAAATCTCTCTTCAATAAAATGATATAATTCTCCATTTTTTATAATAGAGACTGAAGAATCATGAGGACCAGTATGAATACATACGTGTGTCATCAACACTTATCCTCATAAACCTCACCAATCTCCCAACAGTCTATACCTTCAGATCTAACAATATCCATAGTAAGTTCTACACGATTAGCAGGAACAATTACGCAATATCCAATACCAAGATTGAATACTCTTCTCATTTCTAACTCATCCATATTACCCTGTTTTTGGATCTCTAAGAAGATCTCTGGAACACTCCAAGCATTCCAATCAACGTGTGCTTTAAGTCCCTTGGAAAGGCATCTAGGAAGGTTCTCAGGGAT